ATGCTGATAAATAAAAAATGCTCTTCCCCAATGTACTCAACTAAAGAAATGGGTAAGCGCTCGAAGCGGAATCATTGGTTTGTGAGAGAAAAGGGAAGTGACCAGCCGCACGATCAGTCATGGTATGACTGGTGGAAGTCACGATCGCTTGGCTTAGGCAAGAATGGACATATTGCGTGGCGTTCTACGTGTATCGCAAGAAACGCACCTGACCCATTCAATCCGCCGGATTCATTCGAGGTCGACTTCCAGGCACCTGACGGCAAGCTGTATCATCTGGAGTTTAAACTTGCACCTCACGGCCCAAACAAATAATGGGTTAATGACTCAATCCGCCGCCGCGGCCATCAAGATAAACCTCAACCAGAAGCTCTCTGGTGAAGGTGCGCTCACAACCGCGGTGAAGATAGAGCTTTCCGCGCTTATTGGCTGATGCCGTCCACATGCCGTCTTTGTGCTTAACCAGCATGCCAGGCAGAACTGCGCCGCGGTTAACTTCAACGTATCCGTAGTGGTACATCATACCTTCACCTCGACCTGTTCGAGGTGGCCAGCAACGTGCATCTGCCAGCGGTTAAGCGCCAGCTTGTCGCGCGGTGCCGATACCGACGTCAGCTGCCACTCGTTATCGTTGAGCTTTTTGGCGGTGTAAAGCTTGCCGTTTTGGGTGATTGTCATGGTGCCTCTCGGGAGTGGAACGTTGCGGTGGAGCACTGCGAAAGAGGCGAGACGCGGAGCCTTGAGAATCATATGGTGTCTCAATTTATTATCCTCACGAATATCTGCCTTATTGATTGAAACTATTATTGTTGGGGGCTTCGATTCATTTTCTCTTTGTAATAAAGTGGCGAGACAACTCAATTACAGAGATTTATATGAAACTCAGGCCACTGCTGGGAATACTGATAGCTATTTTATTTCTCTTACGGATAGATGTTCTTTTCACACCAGGTATAGACGACTTACCCGGCGAAATTAGCGTTTATAGCAGTCTTTTGCTGTGGATAGGTGCTTCGATTGCTAACGCTCGAGAATCCGAAGGTGAGATAGATGCTCTAAAATTTCACTCTGAAATATTTATTTCGATATGCTTCGGGCTATCGGCATATTTTTTAGTAAAATTTAGTGACTTAACAGCTATTTTAGAATATGAGCTATATGTTATGCCTCTCATCACCTCTTCAGTTTTAGGTTTTACGGTGTTTATTTTTTATTGGGTCTCACAGCGGGGAGACTAAAAGATATATAAATTTCATTTTATTTAACTCTATTGCCTTATCGCGGCGAACGGAACGGTTAATACAAGACTTCTGCGCAAGCGCACATTCAAACAATTTGGCGGTGGATGGCCGCCGGTTGTCATAACTAAGCCGCCTCGGTGAAGCGACTGAGGTATGAAAAAACCCGCCGTGGCGGGTCTTCAGATATAGTCTTTATGGTCGTGCATCGCTCGCTGGAGGATCACCTTTGCATCTTCAAAGCTGGCAGATTCAAAAGCCTCTCTTATGGCCTTAGCCAGGCAAGTCGCATCGCTTTCATAGTCATCAGCTCTGCTTTCCCAGTTTGATGCCTCTTCTTCAGCCTCATAAAGGCGATCGCCATACTCGCACTCGAGTTCCTGGCGCACTTCATCACGAAGCTTCTCCTTGATGATTTCGGAGGCTTCTTCAATCGGCATTGTTTCCAGAATCGTCTCTGGCTGATGAGTGCCGTATTTCAGTGAGATGTCAGTAGCAAACATGCAACCTCCAAAAAAATGCCCGCGCGCTGGCGGGCCAAGAAGACTTTTCCAATCCAACCAGAACAGGATCATCGTCTCCTGTGCGGTTGAGATGGCAGTATTACCATCACCAAGCATCGGCGCCCGGTGCTTGAGGTTGGCTCTGTAGTTACCCGCTGATGCGGGAGAAATGCTTTGGTCTGTGTGGTGGATTCGTGGACCGGATTGATCCGTGAGCATCACGAATCAGCTGCCCACCACACCCCAAAACATTCCAGTTACGCACCATTGCCGCTCTCCCTGAGCCCGCCGGGCGTCCGACGCATGGTTTACTGTCGCGCCGTTCGACTGACCGAATCTCCACTTCGCCGCTGGCTAACTTCGCTCAGCTGTCGATGTTTCGTTTCGATGAGTAAACAATACTAGCGGTATTAATATAAATCAATACTGGCGGTATTAATAATTGGTGTGGCGGTATTATGTTTATGATAACTAGGAAGAAATATTTTTTTGTTAGCGAGCAGAGCGGCTACTATTGATGGGGTTTCGAACTTTATTGGAGAGGGTAAATGAGGTTACTTATAGCTGCGGCGTTAGCTTTACCAATGGTTGCTAACGCATCGTGCTGGACCGTGAAAGATCTTAAAGGGTCAAGCTACAGTGAGAGAGAAGGGTATTCGCGGATTGACGACGCGTTTTCTGGAACATTCACAATCGTTATTGATGGCGATAATGCGACAGTACTGTATGACGGTCTTGATGGCGGAGGGATGGTATATCGAGCTATGAGTAAAAATGTTGTCGTAGGGCTTACCACTGAGCCTGGAAAGCACGCCATGGAGACTTGGGTTGTACAGCCTGATGGCGTGGTGTTGATGAGTAAAACGCTGTCTGGTTTTGGAGGGATGGATTCAACAAAGGCAATGGTGGGAAGGGTCGCCGGTCAGTGCAAATAGAGGGACGCAAACGCCCCTGTTCGCAAACTTATCAAACGAGCTTTAGTTTCGTCTCAATAGCAACACCGATAATTCTGCAATTACCATTGATGGGAACGAGGGGCCACTGCGGGTTAAGGCCCTTAAGGTATTTTTGGCCTCCATCAATGATCAGTTTCTTAAATGTAGCTTCGTTTGAATCAGATAGTTTAGCGATAACGAGGCTGCCATTGATTGGTTCTCGTCCGGTATCGAAAAGAACAAACGTGCCTTCTGGTATGCTTAAGCCAGCTGGCGCAGTCATTGAATCCCCTTCAACACGCAACCAGAATGCATCTCCCTGAATGTGAGCATCTGATTCCAGCCACTGATCAACATCCTTAATCGAGTATGGCTCCAATGCCTCGCACCATGATCCGGCCTGAACGCTGCTAATAACCGGGTAGCGTTTACCTGGTGTATATCCAATTACATACGGAACTGATGGCTCATTAACGCTGGTTAGCCCCATTTCTGAAAGCTCTTTTGCCAGTGTCGGACTGAATTCCTCAACGCCAACTTTCAGAAGGCGAGCAAAAACTGAAGCTACAGGAAGGTTAAGGGGATTCCTCCCGTTAAGGTAATGGCCTACCGCTCCCTGAGTAATATCCAGCTCGTCAGCAATCGACTGCTGGGTAACTCCGAGTACTTTCTTCTTCGCCTCATAGATGGCTTTAAGGCGCTTTGCGTCCTCAGCCTGAGTCGGTGTGATGTCTTTTTTCTTTTCCATTTTCAGATAGTAATACCTGAGCTATTAATTTAAAAATACCGCCGGTATTGCATGTTTTAATACTTATGGTATTGTTTTTGTATCAACGGTAAGGAGTCACGTTAAAAATGAAAATTTCACTCGCTGAATATGTCGACGAGGTTGGTCAGGTAAAAGCAGCTGATGCCATTGGTGTTCATCAAACGGCAATTAGCAAAGCGATCAGGGTCGGCCGTCAGATTTTCATCAACAAGCTTCCTACTGGCGAGGTTAAGGCGGTCGAGTACCGCGAATTTCCTCACAGTAAGAAGCAGGAACATCAGGAATAGCAAATGCATTCACTTGCGTACCAACACAATACCGGAATACACCCTAGAGCGATGATAAACCGCGCTCAACCTAAGGCGGCGCCAGACCACGAAAAGATCCGCGATGCGGTCCGGGCATGGTCGTCGGCGCTGGACAATCAGGACGTGGTCTCGGCGCTGATCATCAACGAGTACCGGGAGCAGGGCGGGAACTCCATAAGCTTTCCGGAAGACATCAGCCGGGCGCGGCAGAAGCTATTTCGCTTTCTGGATAACCGCTTCGACTCTGAGCAGTACCGCGAGAACGTGCGCCATCTGACGCCCGCAATCATGGCCGTCCTGCCTCTGGAGTATCGCCATCGACTTCTTCCCGAGGACAGTTTCATGTCCCGCTTAGCTCGACTTGAGAAGGAAACGAGCGAGGCGAAAGTGGCCGTTGCGATGAACGCCCCGCGTCACCAGAAGCTCAAGGAACTCAGTGAGGGGATTGTAGAGATGTTCCGTGTCGACCCGGACCTGACCGCGCCGCTGATGGCCATGGTCACTTCAATGCTGGGGGTTATGTGAGAGGCACCAGAAAAGAAAAAGCCCTTGAAGCTGTAACTTCAAAGGCCTTCCAAACACTGTGTTACGCCAAGTAACGGGAGTAAGTATGTCAAACACCGCTGAAATTATCAATTTCCCAAACAAAACCGAACAACCGGGAGGTCGTATGGCCGACCTGTCGAACGGGTACACCAAGGTCGCTAACGAGATCCAACAGCTTAAGCCTCGCCTGAGACTGTCAGGCCGGGAATGGCAATGTTTTGAGGCGGTGATCTGGCTTACCTACGGCTGGAACAAGAAACAGGACCGCGTGACAAATACGGTTATTGCTGAGCTTACGGGCCTGAGCGATACGCATGTATCTGACGCGCTTAAGTCTCTCGCAGAACGCAAAATCATCTTTTCACAGAAGCAGGGCATGATGAAAATCGTCGGTGTAAACACTGACCTTTCAGCCTGGATTTTAGACAAACCGGAAACGGGAAGAAAATTCCCGAACACGGGAAAATCCTTCCTGAAATCAGGAATAACCTTCCCGAAAACGGTAGACACCCAATACAAGAACAAGAACAGTATTAAAAGATCTTCGTCCAAGAATTCTGACGAATCCTCTGACGCACGTCTGAAGAAATTTTTATCAGCTCATCCTGAAGCTGAGGTCTACACGCCATCCGGTGCGAAGTGGGGCTCTGCTGAAGACCTCGAGACAGCTAAGTGGATTTCCTCCAGGGTGAAGCTGATTAACCCAACCTGCAAAGCCCCGGACATGACCTCCTGGTCTAACACCGTTCGCCTGATGCGCCAGATAGACAAGCGGTCGCACCAGGACATCTGCGCGCTGTATGACTGGGCAAGCAAACACCACTTCTGGCAGACCAACATCCTGAGCCCGGAAAGCCTGCGTAAGCAGTGGGACAAGCTGACAATGCAGCGCAACGCCGGAAGTGAACAGCGTGCCGCCAAGCCGGATCTGGACTTCAACAACACTGACTGGGCTTATGGGGTGATCCGATGAAATCTCTTGCAGAGCAGATGCGTAACCACGACCGCGAGCAGATGAGTCGCATGGCTCATAACCTGCCAGAGCAGTATCAGGAACGCGCCCCGGTCGAGCAGGTGGCGCAGGTTTTCAACAAGCTGTTCAACGAGCTGCGCGCCGCGTTCCCGGCCAGCATGGCGAACTTCCGCACCCAGGACGACCTGAACGAATTCCGCCGTCAGTGGCTACTGGCGTTTCAGGAGAACGGGATCCACTCAATGGCGCAAGTCGATTCCGGTATGCGCATTGCCCGCCGTCAGGAGCGTCCATTCCTGCCGTCGCCGGGCCAGTTCGTCGCCTGGTGCAAGCAGAGTGGCGGGACGCTGGGCATCACCGTTGACCAGGTGATCACCGAATACTGGGACTGGCGTAACCGTTCGTTCGAGTTCACTTACAGTAAGCAATTCCCTTGGTCGCAGCCGGTCATGTACCACATCTGCGTTGAACTGCGTCATCGCAGCACAGAGCGCCAGTTAACGCATGGTGAGCTGGCACGCGAGGCGGGTGATCTGCTGGACATGTGGGAGAAGCGCGTCACCGAGGGTAAGCCTGTACCGCCGGTACGCCGGGCAATTGCAGCACCAGCTGCCGAACACGGGCCGACGCCGATCCAATTGCTTCAGGCGAAGTATAACCGCATTAAGTCGAATGGGATGTTGTGATGTGGTATAGAAGAAGATAAAGAATGCATTTGAGATTTACTATAGGTTTAAACCCATTATAAAATGGAAGGTCAATATACAGCCACGCATGATATGCATGGCTGTATAATTATTTTGATAAACTATCTAATTTTTGTGTTGCTTTCTGTGTAAGGTCGCTATAACTAATAAACCCTACATTGGCACCCACAATCAACACTAAGAAAACTAAGCAGCATATAGATAGAGAGGCAGATTTATGCTTATGAAAAACAAAATATGATACTGTGGCACTCAATAAGAAGGAAATGAACAGAAATATAGATGTGGATGTTTTTAAATATTGTGCAGGTAAAAGTGGTTGAGCAATAATATAACCAAGATTAAGTAGTATATAGGCTACGACCGGAATAAGGATCATGCTCCAGTGTGTGTCTCTTTTGGGTGGTATGGGTTGTAAATAATCAGAAACCGTTTTCCCATCAGTTTCAAGGAGGATAACAAGGTCTCTTACTTCACCACTGACTTGAGTGCCGTCCTTAGTAGTAATATTGATCATTTTTTTCCTCCAAATACGATACCCTCTACGTCCTTGGAAGCTTTTTGTGATGACCATTCCTCTGAATCAGGAGATTTAATTAAAAATATTGTATCCCCATCGAAGATCGTATTTGTACCATAAAAATTCATATTTGATAGATCACCACCGAATGCTCTCTGCCCACTAGAGCTAATTGCTTCACCTAATTTAGTAAAATTACCTGCAATAGACGTTCTTCTATTTCCACTTCTATTCAGCGTGGCTTTAATTACACCGCCTCCATCTTTAGAGTCAAAAAGTTGAATGTCTACACCAGCGGTTGGTTGTATATATTTGGAAAGTTCCTTCTTGAATTTTTTAATGTAGGTATTTTTGTTTTCTTTGTTAGTCATATGTGAGATCCAAAATTCTTGATGTGATGAGAGAAAGTATACAAGGTTTTTGAAGTAAAAATCACTGTTATGGCATCTGGGCAGCTTTGATTTTTCATCATTAACCCGTCATAATCATGTCATCGGAGCCTGAACAACTTCGATGACTTCTGCGCATTTAAGGGGACTTAAATGCGACCACAATCTGAACTCCTCACATTGTCACAGATGCAGAAATGCACCTGCGATTTTCTGCATTCTGCGGTTTCCGTTAAGGAGGCCGTATGATTCTCCCAGTAGACGGCATCAAACTCCATCGCGGCAACTTCGCGGCCATCGGCCAGCAGATTCAGCCATTACTGGATGCCGGGCAATGCTTCCGCCTTCAGGTTAAGCCGTGGCGCGAGAAGCGCAGCCTGTCGCAGAACGCCCTCAGCCACATGTGGTACACGGAAATCAGCGAATACCTCATCGTCCGCGGCAAGGCCTTCGCTACACCTGAGTGGGTCAAGGACGCGATGAAGCACACCTATCTCGGCTATGAGAGCAAAGACCGGGTAGACGTCGTGTCAGGAGAGGTGACCACGGTTCAATCTCTCCGCCATACGTCAGAACTGGAAACCGGCGAGATGTACATCTTTCTGTGCAAAGTCGAAGCCTGGGCGATGAATATCGGCTGCCACCTGACCATTCCGCAGAGCTGCGAGTACCAGCAGTTGCGCGATAAGCAGGAGGCGTGATGTCTACTCCACTGTCCCGCGTCATCACCAATGAAATCTTCCGCGTTCCGGCGCGCCGCCAGCGTAAGCCCGCGGTTAGGCCGTCCGACATCCCGACATTGAAAGGCTACACCGCCCGCCTGGTGGATCAGAAATGGCTGCGTCTCGCGGCACGGAGGAATCATGCGTAAACCATCACGCCGTAAGTGCAAAGTATGCGGCGAATACTTCGTGCCGAAATTCCACGACATCCGGATCCGCTGGTGCTGCCCGGAACATGGCGCAATCCTCGCGATGGAAGAGCGCGAAAAGGAGAAGGTGAAAGCCGCAGCTAAGCGCATTAAGGAGCAGAAGGAAGCCGAGAAGGCCGGGCGCAAGCGCCGCAAGGAACGCCTGGCAGAGCTACGGCCAGCAGGTTACTACAAAGCGCAGGCTCAGCAGGCATTCAACGCCTACATCCGCGCGCGTGATGCCGATTTGCCATGTATCAGCTGCGGAGAGACCAATCCCCCGGATCTGCACGGCGGCCAGTGGGACTGCGGCCACTTCAAGACGGTCGGTGCTAACCCTGAGCTGCGATTTGAAGAACGCAACGCGCATAAGCAGTGCAAATCCTGCAATGCCGGGGCCGGCAAGTACACCGCCAAAGAGGCGACGGTCACGCAGCAATACGAAGCTGGTTTGGTCGCTCGTTACGGCCAGGAATACGTCGACTGGCTCAATGGTCCCCACGAAATGACCAACTACCGCCGTGAAGACTTCATCCGGATCCGGGATGAGTACCGCGCCAAGCTCAAAGCACTGAAACAGCGGGAGGCAGCATGAACTATACCGACTTCCTCCGGTACCAGGCAGAAAGCGTTAAGCGCGCCAGCATGCCGCCAGTAGCAAAGCACAGCCAGACCAAAACCAACCAGCCACAGAAGGAAGCCGCATGAACAGTCAGCAACTGGAATACGTACGTCAGCAGCTCATTGTGGCGACCGCAGATCTGAGCGGGGCGACGAAAGGGCAGCTGGTAGCTTTCGCGGAGAACGCGCAATTCACCGCGACGGCGCGCAGCCGGGGACGTAAGAAAATCACTGATCCGGTCACCGGCCGTAAAGTTAACCCGGACGGCCCGGCGATGAGCGGCAGCCAGTCGCGCGCGAAGGGCTCATCCATCACGCTGGTGGGTCCGGTTGAGTTCGTGACCGCATCGTGGCGCCGCGCTGTCCTGTCGCTGGAGGACCACCAGAAAGCATGGCTGCTGTGGAACTACAGCGAAAATATCCGCTTTGAGTACCAGGTGGCGATCACCCAATGGGCCTGGTCAGAGTTCCGGGAACAGCTCGGCACGAAGAAAGTGGCCGGCAAGACGATGGATCGCCTGAAGAAGCTAATTTGGCTGGCGGCGCAGGACGTGAAAGCGGAGCTGGCAGGGCGTGAGACGTACGAATACCAGGCGCTGGCGGAACTGGCTGGCGTGGCGAAATCCACCTGGACGGAAACATATTTGCCTCACTGGCTGGCAATGCGTAACAGCTTTAAGCGACTCGATAACGGTGCGCTTATCTCTGTAATGCGATCACGTTCACAACAAAAGGCGACAAATTTAGATGTAAGTCTTGCAAAACCGAACTGAAACGCATATATTTCATGTAAATCTGATATTTTGCCAGAATTACATTAACCCGCCGCTGAGCGGGTTTTTGCTTTAAATGTCTCGGCAGAAATCCTCACCAACTTTGATTGTGTGATCTTCGATGTTCTTATCGAATACAACCGCGCTGGATTTATATTCCGGAAAATTAAGAATATATTTTGGCCCAAAGAAGCCAGAAATTTCAGAATATGCTTCAACCGCTGCGATCTGACCATTCCAACTATATCGCGCATCGTTTCCCATAATGCAGTCTCCCTGGCGATACTTTCCTTCTCCCGGGGAAGCTAAGCAATAAGAAGATGAGAAAAGGACGGCTGTCGCTAAAAGTACCTTGATCATTTCATTTCCATTCCATTTTTAAATGCTTTTGAATTTTAAGGTAAAAATTACCTTAAAGCCATCAAGCCTCTACCTATGGTTCAAATAACAAGCAGACGCTTCTTAAGTGGCTGAACACTGATTAGTAATCAGTTCGGCAGGCCAAGCCTAGCCATGGTATTCACGGACTTCGAGCCGCCATTGCCTTAGCCTCACATTGCAAGCCTGCCGCTGGCTTTTTAGTTTCTAGACAATGGAAATCGCTTTGAGTATGTGACGACATCCCGGTGAGACCAGCACACTTACTTGGCGCGGCAAAGCGATCCCCATTGTGATGAAGCTCAGCGGCGATTGATTGGGGATTGTCGAAGTGATTTTTTCCCGCGATGCTATAGTTAATACGGCATTAGGTAATGCTCTCGATACTCAAAACACTGGGTGGGGATACACCTACATCGCAGAGAAAACTGCATTACCCATGACCAGCTGCTCATTGCTGGTCTTTTTTTTCCGCCATTAGCTCAACTGGAAAGAGCACGGAGCTTCTACCTCTGTGGTTCGGGGTTCGAATCCTCGATGGCGGACCAGAGATTTACTTCATTAACGATTTAGTATTTTTAACGCCAACACTCTCACCGCTGCCATATAATCAAATCCTCACAAGGAGGAGACGGCAATGAAAGAAGGTTTCTACTGGATACAGCACAACGGCATAGTGCAGGTAGCTTACTACACCGACGGTATCACTGAGGACCTGGTAACGGGCCAGACAATAACTGGTGTCTGGCATCTGACACGAGGTGATGATATTTGCCATAATGGTGAGGCTGAAGTGATTGAAGGCCCACTGTCTGCGCCATTGAAATGAATATATTCATCTGATTACTTGGCAGATTCTTTGTACTGCACATATGCTTTTTAAGCATCCTGCGGAATGGATGTGTTCTGAAAGCATTTTGGTGGTGAATCCCCCTATGCGGAGGGGCGTTCCAGCAGTTACCTGAAAAGGAAACCTCTCAGACGCGGGAATGTTTGCTGGAGTAATTCTCCCCGGGAGGCACCCGGCACCACTCTCTCAGCTATTGCCAACTTAGCAACTATGCCTGCTGTCCGAGCAGGCTTTTTTTTTGCCCACACAGATAAACTATTGACCGCATGAATATAACCTGAGTAGGTTATGCATGTGGTGAATCCCATCTAAGCGATGGGGCTTCTGGTTAACTGCTATGTGCAGGTATGCGCGTGACTTTGATAACCAGAGATAAGTCACCGGGAGGCACCCGGCACCATGACAACAACAATACAAGTTTCAAATTCCTTGAGAGCCTGCCATAAAAAGCAGGCCTTTTTTTATGGTTTTGTAATCTGCTGCTACGCTTTGAGTTGTGGGATGTACCTAATTCTCCGGTGGTTCTCCTGAACCTATAGTGAATCAGCCGATACAGCTTCACTCCACAGAATAGGTCGAACTCACACCTACCTTACAAATAGTCAACTCATTGGCCCGCTTCGAAAGAGCGGGCTTTTTTTATTACCAAATTCAGCACCCGCACAGAGCGAGGTGAGAGCATGTATCGCATGGACAAATTAACCACCGGCGCTGCATACGGCGCTTCAGCGGGCAGCATCCTAAACGGCATGCTGAATGCCTACAGTCCCGAGCAGTGGAACGCTATCGGCGTACTGGTGGGCATCATCGTCGCCGTACTGACCTATCTGACGAATCTCTATTTCAAAATCCGCGAAGATAACCGCCGCAGTAGGAGCCGAGATGAACCCGACACTCAGAAATAAGCTGGTGGGCGCCATTGTTGGCGGATCAGGTGCAATATCTATTGCAGCTGTCATGCTGGGCAATGCAGATGGTCTGGAAGGGCGACGATATTACGCTTATCAGGATGTGGTTGGCGTCTGGACTGTTTGCGATGGGCATACCGGTGACGACATTCGCCGCGGCCACCGCTACACCGATAAAGAATGTGACGCTTTGCTTCAATCCGACCTGCGCAAGGTTGCTGCAGCTATCGACCCGCTAATAAAGGTCCATGTTCCCGAAACCACTCGTGCCGCACTTTACTCTTTCACCTACAACGTGGGAGCTGGAGCGTTTAGCAGATCGACGCTGCTGAAAAAGTTAAATTCCGGCGACGTTCTGGGTGCATGCAAAGAACTGCAGCGCTGGACGTATGCAGGTGGTAAGCAGTGGAAAGGGCTGATCACTCGGCGCGAGATTGAGCGTGAAGTATGCGATTGGGGCCAGAAATGAGCCGATTAACCGCAATCATCTGCGCTGTCGTTATCTGCCTGCTGGTTTCCATGGCCTGGGCGATTAACCACTACCGCGACAACGCCATCGCCTACAAAGACCAGCGCGATAAAGCGACGGTCAGGGCAGACGCATCGGAGGCGATCACCAACAACGTGATCACCACGATGAACATCATCCGTGACATCTCACAGGCTACCCAGAATGCAAAGAACGAACTGGCCAAAAAAGGCGAGACGCGCATTGTCTACATCAGGCAGGCGCTTGAAGGCGATCCGTGCGCTAACCAGCCTGTTCCTTCTGCCGCTGCTGACAGCCTGCGGGAATACGCAGACAGTTTACGTCCCGGCTCCAGTGGTGCCGATAAGCGCTGACCTGACCGCAGATACGCCGATCCCCGGAATGGTGGTTCCGTTCACGTGGCAGGCAAGTCTGGAGTTAAACGCTCAGCTCTATACGGCGCTCGGGCAGTGCAATCTGGATAAGGCGGCGATCAGGAAAGTTGAAGAAGCGAGAAAAAAATAAATTGAATTCGAGAAATGAAAGTAGTAAAACTCAGTCATGCTGTGAGCAGTCCAGCTGAAGAGAAATCATCAAGTGTCAAAAACAAAATTCTGAGCCTCGGCAATCGCCGGGGCTTTTTTGTATCCGCATTTCACCGCGCACCGCATGCGCATTCAAACCACGTCGAACCAAACCCTTTGAAATGAGCCTTTGAGGAAGTCAGTTAGTGCTGGCGAGCCTCGACGGGCTGATTTCCTATGCGGCAAAGGTTCATCTCAAAGAAAGGTACACGCTATGACATATCCAACTGTGATCGTGAATGGTGTCTCTGTCCGTGTGGACGAGAAGGGGCGATATAGCCTGAATGACCTTCATGCCGCCGCTGTCCTGAAGGGCGAGGCTAATGAGTCACAAAAGCCGGGCAAGTTCATTCGTAGTGCATCAGTAAAGCGTTTCGTTCAGGCGCTGGCAGGCAAAGGACAAAAATGTCCTATGGAAGATAACCAGGCGATTAGAGTAATTCGCGGTGGTGACGAGCCCGGCGTATGGGCTGCTGAGCTCCTAGCTATTCGATATGCCGCCTGGATTAAGCCGGAGTTTGAAATCCGCGTTTATGAAACCTTCCGCGAGGCTGTGCTCAACGGTCTTAGCAATATGAACCGACTCAACCGCCTCGACCTGCTGATCGCCAATGAGACCAAAGAGGTCAGCGCCTGCGCCCGGGCGATGAATAAGTGGGGAGTCGGCGGCCGCAAGAAACTTCTCAACTGCGCACGTGAGCGGATTGTCAGCCAGATGGATCCTGACATGGTAACGCTGATGGAAACGAAAGCCGGGTAGCCGACGCAAAATTGCGCTCGCTGATATTGAAGAGAAAAGAGCCACTTTCACAACGGCTCTTCATTACAAAGCGTCCTATCACGGGCGCTTTATAATGGATATCGCCGTCCAATCAGTTTAAGTAAAAGCATTTTGATGGAGAGACTGTCCGAGCTGGGTAATTCTCGTCATATTTCCATGTACATGAATAATCCCCATCGACATAAGAAGTGGGCTTAGAGTGTAAGCATCAGGGCTGGTGGTAGATGCAAGCCCCTGTGGATTTGAGTTATAAAAAAGACTTAGCGCCTTCAGTGCTGGTACTGAGGCGTTTAAAATAATTAGCAATAATTCATTTGCTTCGGCTACTGAGATGTTCCCATCATTAATCGAATTTAAAAGATTAGAAGCCAGTCGAGCTTTAAAAGGTTTTTCAGAATCAATAAGTACCTGAATTATGCTGTCGCATAACTCCTCTTTTTCATCATCATCACCAAAGCGGCCGATGAACCGCTGAGCGTCGGTTACGGACGAGCTATCAAGGAATGCTTGAGTATTTCGATAAAGTCTCTTTGCCTGGTATGTATTTTTTACATTCCAGGCTTTAACCGCCCAACCGAATACAGGAATTGCTTCTGCAGCCTCCAGGGACGCATCAGCAATGTCAGCAAATACATCCTTGTGTTCTGTTAACGTTTTCACTAATGGAGTGAACCCATTCCCACCGTTCATTCACCATCCTCACAGAGGTAATTAAATGGCACTCACCGACAAGCAAGAAATGTTCTGTCGCGAGTACCTGATCGATTTAAACGCCACGCAAGCGGCTATTCGGGCGGGGTACAGCGCAAAAACAGCCAACCGCACTGCGTCCGAAAACCTATCAAAACCTGACATCCAGTCCAGAATTGCCGAACTTAAAGCGCAGCGCAATGATCTGGTTGGCATAAATGCAATATACGTCCTAAATCGTCTCGTTGAGATAGACCATAAACGTGGCAGGCGAACTGCCAGAAGGGGAAGTCAATTTGAAGTAGTAAAGCGTTTGGGCCGCCGCCGAAAGGCAGTGCAGCAGTCATGATGCTGACCCGAGTCGCGTAATAGCGAGCAGGTATAGCATACCGATGTGAGGGTAAATAGGGGAACATGCTCCGGTACCGGCATGTTAACGCTGCGGGGATGGCATGATGCAACAGGGGGCGGCTACACGTCATGGCAGTTAGCCTCTACGTCGCAGGGCCTCAAGTATCGTCAGGGAAACGGCACTGTTTCCGGGCTAACTAACGTTGGCTTTTCTACTACGCATACCCTTTATTCGACTCAGAACACCACGAAATCCAGCGACGGTACGCTTAAGGCTGCATCCCCAGTTGCCCGTATTGTGAAAAGCCAGGAGGAATGTCAGCGCACTGATATCGACGAAGCAGGCTTTGTCTGGTGCGGCTGTGGTACGGCGAACGCTGAGGCGGAGGGAATAACCCTTTCCCGCCTCGATGTTGGGGTTTACGTGCTCGCCGGTTCGGCAGGCCTGGCGTCTGAGGGATGGCAGTTACTGCCGCCAATGGACCCTGGCGGCATGGGGGAGCTGGGTGTTGTTGAAGCCGAGCAAACTGAAAGCGGCGGACTGACTATCCACCTGTATAAGCAGAAATACATGCTGAGCGATGAAGGGGAGATCGTCAAAACGAAAGGAGAGCCGATGGACGTGTCGGTGAACAGCTGGATCGATGTTCGCCTGGATATGCCGACAGATTCAGTTTTCAAACGTTCACAGCAGCGTCTGCAAAGTGATGAAGAGAGTTAAAAAACTGTCGCGCCGCGAAGGTCGGCCAGTTCTTTTTCAATGATTTTTAACCGTTCGGCCAGCTCCTTGATGGCCTCAACATACAGGGCGCTCATAGCACTGTAGTCCACGGTTTTAAGGTCGTTAAATTCCTCTCCTGCTGGCGTAGTGCCGGTCCCGCCAGAACTCACAGCAACGGGCAGAACCTGTTCCAGTTCCTGGGCGATGATGCCTGCGCTTCGTACTGACTCCGTTCCTGTCAGCTGAATGCCGAACGTGTAGCCCGTCAGGGAACATATCTTATCCAGAGCTGCGCTGACGGGCTCTTTGTCGAATTTAACCCGCTCATCTGAGGTCTGATTCATCGTAACGCAGGTGAACTTGCCATCAGCCCCAAATGCAAAAGAGTATCCGTTGGAGCCGCCGTTATCATTATTGTCAGGGCGGATCTGAATAATCCCTGTTTGGCCGGAATAAATTACTCCTCTGGACGCCCCACCTGTACCATAAAACCATACATGAGCATTTTGATTGTCAGCTGGAGCCAATACAGCGATTTTAGTTTTGCATTCCATATCAGAAGTAGTCGCAATTTTTGCAGATGCGCTGATGCTATTCTGACAGGTAATAGGGTTACGAAACTCAAAACTATCACCGATAAAAACGTATTTCCCAGCGTAAAATGTGAAGTCACCTTTCCCCATAGCACCATTAGAATTACCACCGCACAGTATGCGCGCGTCATAGTCGTTAGTGCCAAGGAAATGGAAATCCACAAAGCTTGCAGAAGAAGGTTTTTTGGCACCAATTTCGATGCTTCCAAAATTGGCAGTGTTGCTCTCTCCCAAACCGACGTTTTATAGATTGCCCTGTGGTAGCCATGCCGATAACTTCACCTGATTTTTTTGCAGAAAATATTGGGTGAAAAACATGCAAATTGGCTACGTAAGGGTGTCAACAAATGACCAAAACACAGATCTTCAGCGACAAGCTCTCGAACGCGCAGGATGTGAACAGGTTTTTGAGGAAAAAATGAGCGGGACGGTAGCGAACCGGCCAGCGCTTAAAAAGCTTCTTCGAACGCTGAGTGAGGGCGATACGCTGGTAGTGTGGAAGCTGGATCGCCTCGGGCGAAGCATGCGGAACCTGGTACTGCTGGTCGACGAACTCCGGCAGCGCGGCATCCACTTCAAAAGCCTTACGGACAGCATCGACACTTCCAGTCCAATGGGGCGATTCATTTTTCACATCATGTCAGCCCTGGCCGAGATGGAGAGGGAGTTAATCGTGGAACGCACCCGGGCAGGACTGGCGGCAGCCCGGGAGAAAGGGCGCATAGGCGGCAGACGACCGAAGTTAACCCCGGAGCAATGGGCGCAGGCTGGCAGGTTGATTTCAAACGGAATGGACAGAAAGCAGGTGGCAATTATCTATGATGTTGCTGTCTGTACGCTTTATAAAAAATTCCCTGCATCCAAACCGACTTAAATTTGTGCATCTGGGATTCCAGTCGGAAAATTTACAAAAATAATAATTCGAAGCCTGGTAGAAACTTAGAAACGAAGCGGTGAAGCTTTAAACAGTCGCTACGACTAAGGTGTATTGCGTGCTGACAGAAATGAAACTACTGTATATAAAAACAGTGTTTGAGGTATGCGTAATGGAATTTATCAGGCCTACTGAACTGCGAGAAATTGTCGCAATCCCACTATACAGCGATTTGGTGCAATGTGGTTTTCCCAGCCCCGCAGCTGATTATGTAGAGCAGCGTATTGATCTTAATGAGTTGCTTGTTTCCCATCCCAGCTCAACGTATTTCGTTAAAGCCGCAGGGGATTCGATGATTGAAGCGGGGATCAGCGACGGTGATCTGCTGGTGGTTGATAGCTCACGGACTGCTGAACACGGAGACATTGTCATTGCGGCTGTGGATGGGGAATTTACTGTTAAACGCCTTCAACTGCGTCCAACTGTTCAGCTCAATCCGATGAACGGTGCTTACAGTCCGATTTTGGTAGGCAGCGAAGATACGCTGGACGTTTTCGGCGTAGTTACTTTCATTGTTAAATCGGCCAGCTGATATGTTTGCGCTCTGTGATGTGAATTCATTCTACGCATCATGCGAGACAGTGTTCAGGCCCGATTTGAGAGGGCGGCCGGTGGTTGTTCTTTCGAATAATGATGGCTGCGTCATAGCGCGCAGCGCCGAGGCCAAAGCTGCTGGAATTACCATGGGAGAGCCTTTCTTCAAGCAAAAGGACCTATTCCGGCGGGCTGGGGTTGTTTGCTTCAGCAGTAACTACGAACTCTATGCTGACATGTCTAATCGGGTGATGACAACGCTGGAGGAAATGAGTCCTCGCGTCGAAATTTACAGCATCGACGAAGCTTTTTGCGACCTGACAGGAGTTCGCAACTGCCGGGAGCTGACGGAGTTTGGCAAAGAGATTCGCGCTACGGTTCTGAAGCGCACGCACCTTACCGTTGGTGTTGGCATCGCGCAGACGAAAACCCTCGCTAAGCTGGCTAACCATGCCGCGAAAAAATGGCAGCAGCAGACGGGCGGCGTGGTTGATCTCTCGAATGTCGATCGGCAACGTCGGTTGTTGGCTCTGGTACCAGTAGAGGACGTGTGGGGCGTCGGCAGGCGCATCACCAAGAAGCTCAATGCTATGGGCATCAAAACAGCTCTGGACCTCTCTGAACAAAGTACGTGGATTATCCGTAAACACTTTAACGTAGTACTCGAGCGAACGGTCCGAGAGTTGCGCGGCGAGCCATGCCTAGATCTGGAAGAGTTCGCACCAGCAAAGCAGGAAATTGTATGCAGCAGGTCGTTCGGCGAACGCGTTACTTACTATGATCAGATGCGGCAGGCCATTTGCTCTTATGCTGCTCGCGGTGCCGAGAAGTTGCGGGCAGAGCACCAGTATTGCCGCTTTATCTCTGCATTCGTGAAAACCTCTCCCTTTGCGCTTAACGAACCGTATTATGGCAACAGCGCATCAGTGAAGCTTCTTACACCCACTCAGGATTCCCGCGATATCATTAACGCTGCTGTAAAGTGCCTGGACAAAATCTGGAAGGATGGCCACCGATACCAAAAAGCCGGCATTATACTCGGGGACTTCTTCAGCCAGGGCGTGGCCCAGCTCAACTTGTTCGACGAAAACACACCGCGGGCCGGAAGCGCAAAATTGATGGAGGTGCTCGATCATCTGAACGCTAAAGATGGAAAAGGAACACTCTACTTTGCCGGGCAGGGCATACAGCAGCAGTGGCAGATGAAGCGAGAAATGCTGTCGCCTCGATATACGACGAGATATTCAGATCTGCTTAGAGTCCGATAAATTATCCGATGTCTTAGTCCGCTTTGTGCCAAAAGCGGACATCGAATGATTTCAGCAACACTCAACCTTATTGACCAAATCTCCTCAACTTAAATGGACATGTCTCCGAACGTATCAACTTCGTTAACTTACTCACTTTAAGTCTGAGTCTCACTCTTTGGACCGTAAGTGGCTTGCCAGTATCTCACCGTAGGGTTCATTAGTATGTGCAGGACAAGCCACCATACAAAAATGCAGGGCGGTTGATTGTAGTAACCGGCAGGCACATATCCGTGAGCTAGTTGATTACGTAAATCACCATAGATTTTATCTACTAGTAAGGCTTGAAGGTTGCCAATTATGTCTACACCGAAAGCTTCTATAATCAGTGGATTATCCAGCAATCCTTTGAGTCCATTTCGCTCTTGCGAACCATCCCCGTGAAGCTGCGATGGCTCCTCACCCTTGATTTTCGCCACATATCTCAGACTATTTTCGATCTGTGGAATCAGCACGTGGCATGCAGTCATAAAATCGCCATTGAAACCGCAAACCACACCCTTGATGAAAAACTCTTCATGCCCAAACGGGATAAAGGGGTGATTGATGAATATATCGCGAAAAAACGCTTCAGAGATTGGATATTTCATTGTGATCTCATCCGTAGCAGGAATAATTTGCCCGGCTACTGCCAACTCATGGTCGATTCGCATTCCCTTCATCATGATAGGCCAAATAACTGCACCATTTGCATCATCAATCCCCAATCCTGCGGGTATGCGAGCAAGAGTCATTCCCTCATGATCAATATGTGTTGATCCAAACATCCAAGTTATGCTGTTGGCCTTTTGTTCTATTGCTTGTGCCTTAAGTCTCTCAATGCCAGTTGGCCGACTGACCAGCATTGCAAGTCTGAAAACCATATCAAACAAATCTCTTCCGACTACCCGACTCTTGGCTTGATGGACAATCTCACTAATGTCTTGAGGTGGAGACTGAAGGATAGCCATCTGGTGACGGGATTCGATCTGGTAATCACGCATTTCTTCATACAGCGCAAGACGTTCTGCTCGGGTTCCTGGAATATTAGCCAGTGCTTCAATAGCATTCTGCATGCAGGCGGCCGAAATCATACCGCCATCCTGGAATTTTGACTCTTCCAGATGTGTATCGGCAAGAAGTCGCCAGAACTCAAATTGTTTATTTCTGTCACAGCAACTATTAGCAACCGGGATTGCTGTTTTACAAGCGTCGACGGCAAATGAAAATAGTTTTTGAGCCAGATAGTTTTTTGTTAGAAACAGGAGTTCTTGGGCAATAAAAGATGGCTCACTCACTTTACAGTCGAGCGCGAGCTGCATGAGTCGCAGCGGATAAGGTGAATCCGCTTGTTCTCTGGTGCGTTCATACTCTGCTAGTAAATGTGCCGAAAGCTTTTCAAATTCATACCTGAAATCTGTATTCTTTCGGAAAAAACAACATAGCCGAAGCGCACGCTCTAGGCGCTCTAAAGCACTAACACACGTTCCTTGCGATTTCATAATAGCCATGCTAGACGCATAGTAAGCACGAACTGCCATCAAAGGAAAACGGATTCCACCAATTTTGCGAACCCAAAGTGTATCAGCAATACGGGCTTGGAGTTCGGGTAGCTCTATCGTCGGGCAAAATTGAGAAAGTACCTCCAGCGACAACATATTAATGTCATCCGGAATTGCTGATCTACCCTGACTACTTTGAAAGACCGGACCAAATGGTACCTGTGGATCATCTGGACGAAAGTGAAAGCCGCAAATATGGGTTAGCAGTCTTATCTCCGCTCTTCCATCCCCTAAGCTCGAAAGATACTTTTTGATATCAAAGCAGGTAACTGGCAGTTTATCCTGGATTAAAGGGGATAAATCAATAGTGTTAAGCTCGTCGAGGCTGATATTAATATCGTCCAT